ATGAACGATCCTATGTTTGTCGAAACGCTAATTATTTCCTCATCATTTTTTATCATCGCGATTATTTTGATTGCTTCCGTGCTGCTGCTGGAAAACGGCTGACCGTTAGCCAGCCGCTGTATTTATTGTTTACGGAACGTCACCAGTTCAGGACGGGCGATACGCAGATAGTCCTGGGTATCCATAATCACCGACTTTTCCAGCAGGCCGGCGTTAAAGGCGATCTCATCGAAGCGCTCAAACAGCAGCGGATCGGCGACCAGCGTCAGATCCGGATGAAAGCTGAAGGGGGGAATGGCGCCGAAAACGCAGCCGGTAAGCGCATCCACTTCTGCCGGACTGGCGAGAGAGGCCTTTAGCCCACCGAAATGGCTGGCCAGCAGGCTCAGATCGGCCTGCCGATCGGCGGCAAGGATTGCCAGAATATGTTTCTTAACGCCGTTGCCTTTTACCTTGCAGACCAGTGCTTTTGCACCCTGCCGGAGATCGGTCCCGCGAATTTCACTGACCGCTTCGCATTTCCCAACGGCCTCATGCGCCACCATGCGAAAGCGCGCCTCCTGCTCGGTTAATAAGCTGATTAGGCGCTGATGGGTCGTCGTCCCGGTCACGTCATCAGACATAACGATTTCACCTGTGATTTGCCAATACGTAGCTTGCTACATTAGCACGGGACGGAGAGGGCTGAAAGAAAACAGCCAGCGGGAGCGCTGGCTGTTGGGTCATGCGTTGCTGGTGGATGACTGTTTCTGGAGCAATTCGCTAAAATCTAAGTGACTGAATTTAATTCGTAAAACTCGTTCCCCAAAACATCCCCAAAATAATTCCCCAAAACTCCCTGTTTAAATCACAACTTTTTTCCATTCTAGACCACGATCATCTCCATACATTACGCTCATTGCTTCGGTTTTATGCCCTAAAAGAGTTTTGACATCTATACCCTGAGCTTTGTATGTTCTTGATGAAAGCGAGCGCTGTTCATGAAACGGCGGAAGGGCAGTGCAATCCTTAGGCCAGGTGATATTTGCTTTATCTCTTGCCTCCTTAAAATATCTTGATATTGTTTTTTCGGGAACGTGAGATCCCGCTTTACCGTAAGCGTGATGCTTAACATGATGGATCAGATAAGGGCTCACTACTCTATCGCGACACTTACTAATAACATCAGCCAGAGTCAACCCGATTGCATCGCACTTTAAATTTAAGGGGATAGCTAACTTCATTCCGGTTTTATTTTGGGTAACATGAAGGTGATTATCCCAAATGTCACTAAACTTCATCTCGACTATGTCACCTATCCTTTGCCCGGTTACTAAAGCCAAAAGCATAGAATTTTGAGCGCAAGGCGGCAAAGAGCCTGCGCTTTCAAAAATCAATTTCCATTGTTCAATGCTAAGTCTGCTTCGTTTCACTTTGGCTATTGGATTTTTTACAGCTAAGGCTGGGTTGTAGCCAGGATCAACCTCGCCAGCATGCTGCGCCTCTTTGAACACGTCGTTTAGTACGCTTCTTATCAGTTGGCCCATTCTGTGCTTTCCCTCTGCCTTATATTCATCAATAATTTTTGCAATGAGTCTTGTATCAACATCCTTCAGGCGAAGGTTTGGCACTCTATCTGCGAGAATCTGCGAACATAATCGTCTGGACTTTACAGTAGGGTTTTTTATCTCACCGTCACGCAACCTTTCCATCTGAATTTCGATGTATTTTTTAATCCACTCAGAAACACGTATACCTTGTTCCTTTTTCCCTGAGCTCTTCATTGCCATATCAATCAGAGCATAAGATTGCTGAGTTTCTTGTTCTGCGGTTATACGGTTCATCTCGATTGCAGCAGCTTTTGCCGCTTCATCATCTGTTCCGAATCCAATAAATGAACCTGTTACAGGGTGGCGATATTGCCAATAAATTTTTGAAGTACGCTTATCTAACTTACAGTAAAGGTTGGGTATTTTGACATTATGTTTTCTGGGGCGAGCTGCCATTTATTGCTTTCTCCACTAACTGGCGGGCCTTGTCTGATAATGATGACGAAATATCAACACTGCCAACCATGCCAACAAAACGAGCATCTTCATCTATAACCCAGCGTCGACCTTGCTTTAAGGCTGGCGGATAAGTCTGTTTGGTCTTTGCTATTTTGTTTAATGCTGAGTTGCTTAATGGATATTTGAATCCATTAGGACCAGATGCCCACTCATGAAGTGTTACTAACTGCCCCATGCGTTTCTCTCCACTTAACCGGCTGCACCCGGTGTTTATTTCTGCAATTTATCCTTCATGCTCTTAACTGTTACCGTAAGCAGATCGATATCAGTAACTTTTCCGTGAACGATTTCAGCTATCCGCTCAACAATAGCGCGGTAGTTTGTTTGTTCGGCTTTACCATAAAGCAGCGATGCCAGAGCAATCTTCATCGCCTCAAGCGCCATCACCGCATCTTCGTTTACTACTCCTGGCACAGCATCGCGCTCTTCTTCAAGCTCAGCGATTGTCTGCTGGAGCCATTCCTTTAAATTAGTGCTCATGACTGCACGCTCCAGTTCATTTAACCCTTCGCGCATGGCGTTTAAAACGCGCTCAAGATACTGATATTCGTGATTCGGAACCTTCGGCCAGCCCGCGTACCACGGGTCATCGCCAAACAGATTTAAAAGCTTTTCACCGACCAGGAAATCACAGCAATTAGCTTTAACATCATCTGCATTTTCGGCCTCGGCCCACATTTCGCGGGCTACATATGCTTCAATTTCCCGCTCCTGACGGAGTTTGATTATTTGTTGCTTAACGAAGTTGAGGTTTGCCTCATTGTCGTCATCAATGGTGCTTTCAAGACGGGGGGCTAAACATCCGATCAAGTAGTCATTGCTGACGCGCTTAATGAAATCCTGAACAGTGTCACCGCCCATAGCAAACCACGCTCCAGTCCATGCCCGCCCGTAGCAGGTGACGGTTATCCGTCCTTTACCAGGCTCATAGTTTTCAATCATCACGCGAACGGGGTCGAGACGTTCAGCGCCGGTTACCGTGTATGCCAGCACATCCATTTTCTCGACTGTAATATTGCTCATTGGGCGGCCTCCTGGCGTAACCAGATGCACACAGCACCGTCTTCAGTATCTTGAATAGAACCGACAAACCAGCCATCACCATCTGGTGATTCTGGCTGCCACGATGAAATGTCATAGCCGTCCACATCGGGATCGATATCATCCTCATCGCGGTACTCCACTTTCCACTCGAGGCCGTTCTTATCCAGCCAGGCGTTGAATTCATCAGGTGAGATAGATTCACGCCCATCGCAAAATTCATCATAAAGCGGGTGAGTCCAGTAACCGTACTGGTCGCGTTCAACCGGAATGGCTGAAATTTTATTGCTCATGATGCTGCTCCTTTGCGAAGTTGGGCGGCGAACTCGCGGGCATCATCACCGCTGATATCTGCATGCATCTCTTTGGCGAACATCTCCACCCCCTGCGCCATTACATCAGCCAGGATAACTTCGGTTGCTGGGGTTTTAACGTCGACTAGCATTCGAACGCTTTCGACATTCTCCGGATCGGTTGATTGCTGCCATCTGATAGTTGCGTCAATCGCAGCTTTAATCCCCGCATTTTCCGCAGCCAGCGCCGCAGCTTCATTACGAACCTTACGCAGTTCCAGAACAGCTACCTGCACTGCATAAGCGAACATAGCAGCAGGGCGGTCACTCACTTTTTCACTGTCTCGTTGCATTTTGACAGCAATAGTCATCAGTTCATCCAGCTGTTCGCCGGTCATTGGTTTATTGGCTGTCATGATTTTGCTCCTGCTGCAATTTGTGTTGCTTAACGAAGTGGGCCACAGCCTTTGACTGGCTGGTCACGATCCCATTAAGGATGACGTTCTTACCGCGATAGATTTGCGCTTTCCCGATCTCATTACCTTCAAGTCTGACGTAAAGAGTTTTCCCTCTGATCTCAGTTTCAGGGACTGGTTGTGACAGGCGGTAAGTTTCACGCGCTTCGGCAATCGCTTTATGTTCGTCCATAATCGACAGCGCCTCGGCCAGTGCACTCCCTTCAAGAGTGAAGACGCCTTCATCACTGATCGTGGCCTGAGCCATCAGCTCAACGAAACGGCGTGCGTTCTTTACACTCAGCTCCGGCGCGATAGAGCTACGGGTTACTTTCGACTTACCCTGAGCAGCCGCTACAGCTTTATCATGTTGGAGTACTTTCCCGGCCTGTTCGCCATACTCCATAACGCGATCAACCGCGACATCGACTGACACAGCACCGGATTTAACCTCCTGCTGAACGTCATGGTTCGCCGTGCTGAGGAGCAGCAGCTTCTCGACGGTGGACACAGACTTATTCACGAGCTTTGCTATCTCGCTGGTGGTCTGGTTAAAGGCGTTATGTAGCTCCTGAATAACAGCTGCCTGTTCCATATCGGATAGCGGAAGCTGGTTATTACTGGTCATGATGCGGGCCAGGCGCTGAACATCGTTACCGTTGAACGGCATGATATGGATGCGGTCTACTGGCTTACCGGCTTCTGCACAACGCGCATAGCAGCGACGCCGACGGTGGCCTTCAACAACCCACACTCCACCTTCATCACGGGCGATAACCTCCAGCGGGGGAACGGAGCCACCGTTCATCAGATAGTTGAAGAGGTCATCATCTGCCTGGCGGGTACGCTCATCATCTTCACGTTTGTTGAAACCTTCCCGCACATGGATTTGGTCAAGGCTGATAAACATCCCGGTATCGGTACGTTTGATGGTCCCGTCACGTGTCATTTGCTTGAATGAGTTAGCCATTAGAGAGCCACCTCATTATTTTGGGAAATGACGACGGTAGACAACTCACGCAGTTCTCGCTGGGCTTCCAGTAAATGCATATTGGTTCTGCTCTTCGTGTGGCGTTCAACAATGCGGTCACACTCTTTGGCCCAGCTTGCGACATCTTCACGCAAGGTGACGTTCTGAGCAGCCAGTTCCTTACGCTGCGCCATCGCTTCACAAAGCGCGACGCTGGTATAGTCCAGGCGGTTAGCCAGTTCGGTCATAATTCCGCGATAAGCTGGCGGAAGGAGAGGGGCGGCCTTACGCGCTGCATCGATCAGCTGCTCCCGGGTCATGCGTGGTTGTAACTCGGTGACGTTCTGTGTGTTCGTCATGGATAGTTTCTCCGTGTTATACGCGCTCTGCACAGCGCTGAATTTTGGTTGCACGAATCCCTCGCCGGTTGGCGACAAAAAATTAAGGGGGTTCGTTTTAGTAAGCACCCAATCAAGGCACTTAGTGAAACGGGCGGCTGCCACCGCCAGTTAGCTTCTCCACAATTGGGAGCGCGTTCTCCTGAGTTGATTTAACGACTACGGCCTCTCAAGTTGAACGCTGAACGCGCTTTCAGTTGTGAAAAGGGGCGGTCGACATTAAGAACATTCAAAACTGCCGACCGCCAAGACTACACACAGCATCTGGTACAGCTACTACGGTTAACACAACTGGAGGCGCACTCCGTTCGTTTACTTATCTGTCATCCACAACCGATAGTTGATGAAGTGCGCTTTCATGTTGTGTGCCGGGATTCCACCGGCTCCCATCTGTTTTTATAGCCACTCAGATATCGTCTGGGCTGTCACCTGATCGCCACGCTGGTGAAACGTCTCTGGCCGTCGTGCTTGCCTGGCTTGCACATTCCGGCTACCCGCTGGATCTGGATACTTGAAGGAATCCCCGGACCGCTGCGGCACATGTGCTATATACCGTACTGCTAACCTACCGATGGATTAAATATGTACCAATAGTTCAATAATGTAAAGTACCAAAAGTACACATTTTGTGTTTTACTACGTAACGTACTGAAATTAAGCGGATTTTAATTGTTTTAATGCCGATTATATGATCAATAAAACACCAAAAGGTGCGCACTAATGGATTTGAGAGATGAAAGGGTGAGCATGATGTTCATGCTATGGGCGGGGCGGTTATGGATTTATCGCTATCAGATCAACCTAAAAACCCGGCGATTAGGCCGGGTAATATCTTAATTATCAGTAGGTTTTGGAGACCATGGTAACTTGATGGTGTCTAATACTGTATCTTTAAACATGTTTTCAAATACTAATTTTGTACAGACGTAAACATAATTCTCAAAGAACCAAGAGTTTTCATTATAGAAATCTTCAGTAACATTTTCATCAAGGTAGCATTCAAAAGTTAACGTCAAGTTAGCTTCTGCTTTGAAGAGCACATCTTCGCCGTCTTCAATGTTCGTTTTGTCACGTGGGAAGCCGATCACTGAAGGTGTGACCTCAATAAATACCCAATTTCCATCTTCATCATTCTGCGGAATCACGCGGTGTTCAGAAAATTTTAAGCTGTATTTCCCGCCCTCAGAGTTGTCATCGTCGTTGATAAAAAGTGAAGAGCCCTCTAAATCGAACCCTTTAAAGCGAATCTTATCAAGCATTAGTGCTGTACTCCGTTATCCACTGAAACTTCCCAATAGGTTTCTTCAGTGCGTCTTGAGGAGAAGAACGAGACTTCCCTCACATCCCTTGGCTTTTCAAAGTGGTAATGAACCTCTTTTCTTCCATTTACCGACTCACTTACGGCCTGTTTTACATAATCATTTAAAGTCATATTTTTTGACTTGGCCGCTAAGTATGCTTTCTTATGGAGCGATTCACCTATACGCACATTGAAGGAACCACTCATTGTCTTATCAGGCGACTTCCCGATCTCTTCACAAGTTGCGAGATAGTCGTCAACGGCCTCTTCAAAGGCAGCACGAAGCTCCGCAACGGTAGCGCCTTCATATGTGACGAGATCATTTATGCATTCGAGCTTCCCATGCATAACTCCGTCTTCAAATGAAATGCTGGAGCTACCATAGTACCCTTTGTATTGCATCAGGTTATTCATGATCATCAATCTCATCTAACAGCAGTTTAACTTCTTCCAAGACATATCTTTTGAGGGTGTTTTCAGGATGTGGCTCATGAAAAATTACTAATTTATCAAGGGCTTGGCTGTAAAATTTGCGTCCTGAACCACGTTTCGCGTTCAAAAGCTTGAAGCCATACTGGCTCATAAGCGCGACAAGTTCATCCCAAGTGAAATTTTTGGGCAACCTATCTAACTTCAACCTTAACTTTTCCTTTCTTCCCACGAAGAATACATCCTCTGTTAAAGATAGTGCAACTGAAATCTAGTTGCAATCTATGCTAACAATAGACAGATTGTTTCAAAGTTTTCCCAGAAAGCACTAGCTAGGCTGACCCTCTGCGTGAACTACTACAGTCTGTTGTATTTTATAGACTCGTGAATCAACGCCTTACCCATGACATAGAACTGATCATGGTTTCCTTCGTTGATGTACCACTTCTCATAAGCTGGGTTATCGGACAGAACGGCTAATTTGTCACCTTGCATCTGAAGACGCTTAACGTGGAAAGTCCTACCGTAAACGAAAGAGTAAACTCCGTCAGTCTGGAAATGTCGCACCGAGATATCCACGAACAACCTATCCCCTGACACTAGCGTTGGGGCCATGCTGTCCCCGCTTACCGTCATCACCTTGACGTCTTGCTGCGGACGATTACCAAAGAGAGAGCGGGCGTGTTCGGTGGTGAACTCGATGGCATAAAGCACCTCAACATAGTCCGAAAGCATGTAATTTCCGGGACCTGCGCTGACAGAAAGATCCAGAACTTCTACACGGTAAACATCGCTGCTCATGTTGGCTTGTCTTTTGATAATTCCGTCCTCAGAAGAATCACCTAGCAGGTAAGTTGCAGACGTGCCAAGAAGAGCTGCCAGATCCTGCAACTTTCCACGCCTTGGTATTGCTTCCCCGTTAAACCATTTACTCACAGCTTTAGGTGTTAGCTTCATTTTCTTGGCAATTTCTGCCTGTCGGCCATGAGTCTGAAAACCAGCTTTTTCACAGGCCAGCGCTAGCCTTTTGGAGAAGTCTTGTCGCGCTCTTTCTTCCTGAACCATGAGTTCAATAATAGGCGTGCTTGCGTGAACTATCAGTTCCGTCATAATATGTACTTTAAGTTCATAAAGTGAGATGCATATGCAAGAGGAAAAACTCCCAACTCTTACCGAAGCAATTAAGGAGATTGGTGTCATTACCATCTCTTCTGCTTGCGGATGTAGTGCTCGTTCCATCTACAAGTGGATGAAAAAAGGATGTCTGCCTCGTACAGATTTTACTGGCGAGACTAATTATGCGGAAAAAATCGCTTTAGCCTCCGAGGGTAAATTCTCAAAGGAATTGATCAAGGCGATTAGTCGTCCCCAAAAGCCTACAGATTCAGCAGTTTGATAGAAACCACAGAAAAGAGGAGATGACCGTGGGTATAGAACCTGAATGGAAAGTTGAGAAGCAGCCAGCCTGGCTGGTGGCAGCAATCAGAAAGACGATTGCGGCGTTGCCTGGCGGGTACGCTGAAGCGGCGGAGATTCTGGACGAAACCCAGAATTCACTCTTTAACCGCCTTCGTGCTGGTGGCGACCAGATCTTCCCAATGGGCTGGGCAATGGTGCTTCAGAGCGCTGCTGGTGTGAGTTACATCGCTGATGCTTTCTCTCGTGAAACTGATAACGGAATTCATGTCCCTGGCGCAGTGCCAGATGATGAAAACGAAGAGATTGGCTTGAAACTGGCCGAGCTGGTGGGCCGACTTGGTGACCTGGTCAATGCTTACCGTCATTACATTGAAGATGGAATAGTTGACCGGAGCGAGTGGCAAAGTCTTAACGATATTGCGTATGAGTTCAGGGTCACCCTCATGACGTTCCTGAACCTTATTTCCCGTGTTTATTGCCTTCCAGAAATGGGTGAGGCCCGCGAGTGTGCAGCTCCGGGCCCCTTGGCGTGTCGTATCAGTGGAGAAACTAACGCATGAACAGTGTAACGGTAAACAACCGTCTCCCGCAACTCCGTGGTATTCCCGTTGTTGGAACATCGTCGTTTCGGTATGAGCGCATGGTATCAGGCCGTTGGGTTCCATGTAACCACAGCAGGGCAATGGCGATTGTGGGTGTCTGGCGTCGGAAGGGGAGAGCGATATGCGAGAACTTAACCGGCGCTTCAGAGATCACTATGGCGTACCCGTGCGCGTCATCAGGTGGGAGCCCGAGACCCGACGCGTTATATACCTTCGCGAAGGGTACGATCATGAGTGCTTCAGCCCTCTTGAGCAATTCCAGCGTAAATTTACAGAGTTAAAGGACGACCATGAGCACTAAATTAACCGGTTACGTTTGGGACGCTTGCGCTTCTTCAGGCATGAAGTTGTCCAGCGTTGCCATCATGGCGCGTCTGGCAGACTTCAGCAGTGATGAAGGGGTTAGTTGGCCTTCCATTGCTACCATTGCGCGCCAGATTGGTGCTGGTGAGAGCACGGTACGCACAGCTATTTCTCAGCTGGAAAAAGACGGTTGGCTGACTCGCCAGCAGCGTCGTAAAGGCAACCGCAATGCATCGAATGTTTACCAGCTCAATGTTTCGAAATTACAGGCAGCTGCCTTTTCTCACCTGTCAGAATCTGACGCGTCAAAATCTGATGCATCAAAATCAGACCCGTCAAAATTTGATGCGTCGAAAAACAGTAATAATGGCAGTTTTCACCCGTCAGAATCTGGTGGGGATCCGTCAGTAAAATCAACTACTGATCCATCAGATAAAAAACCTAATTGTCAGGTTGCGTCGCAACCCGACACTGCATGTGTCAATCAGGTTGATTTGATAACTGGTCAGGCAGTCTTAATCCTCAACCATCTCAATGCCGTTACTGGTAAGACATTCCGCAAGGGGAAAAGCTCCCTGGATAATATTCGCGCCAGACTTCGTGAGAACTTCACACACGATGAGTTGCTGTTGGTTATTGATTACAAGCACGAGCAGTGGAAAGACACGAAATACTACGAACACATGCAGCCAACAACTTTGTTCAGGCCGACCAAGTTCGAAGGATATTTGCAGAACGCGTTGCGCTGGAATAGCAAAGGCCGACCTAAGCGTGAGGACTGGGACGCTGTCCGCAAACAAGATCCATTGAAATTCGGTCAGCCAGACAAAGTCATCCCAGCAGGCTTCAGAGGAGCGAACTCATGAGCCTTCTGAAAGATATTCAAATATTCATCGCTGATAATCCTGGTTTAACGAACAAACAGATCGCAGCTTCAATGCCTCAATACGACGTTCACGCTGTTCAGCGCGGTGTATGCCATCTGGTCAAACTGAATCGCGCAACCCGCCAGCATAACGGCAAGTGCTACCAGTATTTTGCCAAAGCACCGGGTGGCGAGGTTGGCGAGGGGCGTTATGCACTGAAAATCAACCGGGCTGATAAACCAGCTGTACCAGAACAGGAAGAAGCTTTGAATCCGGCTGTGACCACAATGATGGATAAGGCTCAAGGCCTGTTTGAAAAAGGGCTCTACCAGCGTGCGGCCACAGTACTGATGGATGCCTTCAATCGCTCTAAGAACGAAGAGCAGCGGATGAAGATATTGATTGAGCGTCAGCGTTGCCTGAGCATGGCGCCGAAAGTGAAAGCACCCTCTGATGCATGGTGTCTGGCTGGCCGAGCGAGGAATGTCTGATGATCCACTACCACGGAGGACCAATCACACCGGACACATGCGCGCTGAAGGCATGGAAAGGCAGGCACGCTTTCATCTCCTTCGCTAACCCCGGCCAAATAGCCCTGGCCAGCGAAGTCACCCAGTCTTTCGCGCTGGATAACGGCGCATTCAGTTTCTGGACAAAGAATCGTGTTGTTGACTGGAGCGAGTATTACCGCTTCGTTGAGCGCTGGGGTAACCATCCTCGTTTCGGGTTCGCTGTTATTCCAGACGTTATCGGCGGCACCAGTGAAGAGAATGACGCTCTTATTGCTGAATGGCCTCACGGGAAAGTCGTAGGAGCGCCGGTGTATCACTTTAACGAGCCAGACGAGCGCTTTATTCGTTTGTGTCATGAGTTCCCGCGCGTTTGTATCGGCAGCATGGGCGAATATGACGCCAAGCGACCAAGAGCGTGCCGGGCGAAACTGCGCGACCTGATACGTCACGTAGTCGATAAAAACGGCTACCCAATTACGAAGCTTCATGGCCTTCGCATGCTGAATAAAGATATTTTCACTCACATCCCGCTGTCGTCAGCTGACAGCACCAACGTTGCGCGCAACATCGGAATAGATAAGTCGTGGGATAAATCAGCCTACGCGCCAGCCAGCAAAGAAACCCGCGCGGCGGTGCTGGTTGAACGCATTGAATCATTTAACTCCGCAAGTTCATTGAATTACGACGCAGAACGCGATCGGTTCACGCCACAACTTGCTTTTGAGGTGTAACGCGATGACCGGGAAATACTCACTCATTTATGCCGACCCAGCCTGGCTTTATGACAACAAAGCCAGTAACGGTGCAGCAGAAGATCACTACGACACGATGAAACTGATCGACATGAAGCGCTTGCCGGTTTGGGACCTGGCTGCCGATGATGCAGTTCTGGCTATGTGGTTTACCGGAACCCATACCCGAGAGGCTATCGAGCTGGCTGAAGCGTGGGGCTTTAAGGTCCGCACGATGAAGGGCTTTACCTGGGTAAAGTTCAACCCACTGGCAGAGAAGCATATCAACAAAGCACTTCAGGCAGGCCGTGTGGAAGATTTTTACGACTTCCTCGACCTGCTGAACGCACAGACACGCATGAACGGCGGTAACTACACCCGAGCCAATACCGAAGACTTGTTGATCGCCACCAGGGGGAATGGACTTGAACGCAAGTGCGCCAGCATCAAGCAGGTTATTTACAGCCCACTCGGTGAGCACAGCCAGAAGCCAGCAGAGGCCCGTTTCCGCCTGGAGAAGCTTTACGGTGATGTTCCACGCATCGAACTATTCAGCCGTTGCGGTGCACCTGGCTGGGACCACTGGGGAAATCAATCTGAATCACCAGCTGTTGAGCTTATACCGGCAGTTGCCGTTCCCATGAAAAAACTACAGGAGCGCGCCGCATGAAACCTGAATTAACGCTGCGTCAGAATGAAGTGTTTGAAGCTATCAAGATTCACATCGAAAAGGCTGGCTTTCCACCTACGATGCTGGAGCTTGCCGGATTAATTGGCTGCGCATCGCCGAATGCTGCTGTAGAGCATGTGAAGTCACTTAAGAAAAAAGGTTACATCACTGTTGCTCCTGGTGCTGCCAGGGGCATTACCGTCGTCAAAACGGAATGGGATGCAGATCCAGTGACGATTATCAAAGACCTGCTATCCGGTGGAGATAAGGCCAGAGATAACGCTGTTGAATGGCTGAAAAAACAGGGACTGACGTTATGAAACTGGTGCTCCCGTTCCCACCGAGCGTAAACACATACTGGCGAGCCCCGAATAAGGGGCCGTTAAAGGGCCGCCATTTGATCAGCGCCAAAGGCAGGGCATATCAAAGCGCGGCCTGTGTAGCCATTGTCGAGCAGCTTCGCTTTCTTCCCAAACCTTCAACGGCACCTGCTGACGTTGAAATTATGTTGTACCCACCAGACGAACGCCGCCGCGACATCGACAACTACAACAAGGCTCTGTTTGATGCGCTTACGCATGCTGGCATTTGGGAGGATGACAGCCAGGTGCAGAGAATGCTGGTGGAGTGGGGGCCGAAAGTGCATGGAGGAAGGGTAGAAATATCGATAACCAGACATCAACCAACAATGGGGGGAATTGGGTGAGAGCCATACTGACGCCTGAAATTGCGCCGATGTCCGGGGTGGTTCTGTTCCGCCCTGGTACCGAACTGCTCTGGCTATTCCGTCAGGGAAGGGTAGTTATTGAGCCACCATCCGAAGCCATACAGCATCTGCCATCTGGATTAATCCCTGAAGCCCACCAGCCCCTGACTGACGATGCCAACATGCAGGCTATTTTCGTTAACGAGAGGGTCATTCAGCGAGCTGGTGGATTGAGTAGCCTTGATGCCTGGCTGGAGAGAAAATTTGAATGTCAGTGGCCTCACACTGACTGGCATGCCAGTGACTTTACGGTAATGCGCCACGCTCCGGGGAGCATTCGTCTTTGCTGGTCGTGTGATAACCATTTACGTGAGCAAACCACTGAAAGACTGGCAGGAATTGCCATGCAGAACCTGGTAAAATGGCTGCTGGGAAGGGTAAATATTGATTTAGGTTTCAGCCCTGAACACACTCTTTCGCTTCCTGAGTTCTGCTGGTGGATGGTACGTAATGATCTGGCTGACCTTGTTCCTGAATCTGTGGCGAGTAAAGCACTCAGAATCAAGCCAGAACAGCACAGTTCAGTGATGAGGGAAAGCGACATTGTCCCGTCATTACCGGCTACGCAAATCTTTCAGGAGAAGGCAAAGAAGATAGTGGCGGTGAAGGTCGATCCTGAAACGCCGGAATCTTTCATGCTGAGGCCAAAGCGCCGACGCTGGGAAAACGAGAAATACACCCGCTGGGTGAAGTCGCAGCAGTGCAGTTGCTGCAATAACCCGGCAGACGACCCCCACCACTTGATAGGACACGGGCAGGGTGGAATGGGTACTAAGGCGCATGACCTGTTTGTGATACCGCTGTGCAGAGCGCATCACGACGAGTTACACGCTGATCCCGTGGCATTTGAAGCGAAATACGGCGACCAGTTAACGCTGCTGTTTCGGTTTTTAGATCGTGCGCTGGCAATCGGCGTACTGGCGTAAGTGGAGACGCAAATGATCAATCCTTCAGAAGTAGGTAAATCCGGCGAGTTGGTTCGCCTTCGCACTCTAGAAAGTATCTGGGTGCAGGGAAAGCTCCGCATGTGGGGTCGCTGGTCTTATATCGGTGGTGGCTCGGGCGGAAACATGTTCAACCAGTTGCTGGCTTCCGGGAAAATAACCAAATCCGCTATCAACGATGCGCTGCGCCGCATGAAGAAATCCGGCATCACCAAACCCGAGCTGGAAGCATACCTGCGTGAAATCCTCGACAGTAAAAACAAAACTGGCCTGGCGTTCTGCTCAGACGAGGAGGGGCTCAAGATTGACGGCGTTATTGCTGCGGTATTGATGAACGAAGAATACCGTGGGCTGTATGGCGTGATTGTTGATCGTCATCGTCTGCGTAAAAGCAAACTCCAGATGGCTAAAGAACTTAATTCAAAACACCCCGACTGGACCCCTATTACATGCCGTCGTCGCATTGATACATGGGTAAGTCTTGCAGAATCGATCCTGTACTCACCACTCTGTGACGCGTTCGGCACAAATGGCGACAGATTTAAGTTGCAGAGTGAGCAAGAAAGTGCTTAAATTGTGTTAGGCTCGGGACAGTAAAGCGTTCTGAGCAATAGAACGAGTCATAAACCCGCAAGCAATGCGGGTTTTTTGTTATGATGACCTTTTAAATTCATTAAGGTCTCGTCATGTGGTTAGGCATACCATTCCTATACGTTCATGAGCGTTTAGCAGATACAATCAGTATTGATAAAATTGCTACAGTTTCTGTAGACTCTTCATTCTCATGGGAAACCATAATTGCAGCTTTCATTAGCGGCTTGGTTCCCGCTTTAATTTCTTTATATGTTATCCGGCAAAATAATGAATCGGTTAGATATCAGCAAAGCCGCGAAGACAAAAGGAACTATGCAGCCCATGTTAGGCTTAACGTCAGTGAATATGCATATCAGCTCACGAAAGTAAAAGAGTTACATTCTGAATGGATAGATGAAGGGATTAAAAGTGTTAGCTATAAACGCCCTGAAATTGAAAAAAATATGTCGGCTGCTTTACTTGAGCTTGAGAAATTTAAAGTAAGTTTGCTTATATCAGTACTTGAAGATGAAAAAGGATTGGCCTTTAAAAAATCAATAAATGACATTCAAAGTTATCTGTCAGAAATAATCATAAAGAAACATGCAAGTATAAATGACTCAAGGAACTGGGTTGGTAGATATTCTGATTTTATATCTGACGCTAATAAATATCTTAATAACTGACCATTCAATCGATTAACACATAAGCCACGTTTAGTGGCTTTTTTTATCCCCTCGTTCTGAGAGGAATCACGGCAATAAGAGGGGGCTAAATGTCCGCAGAACCGATATCTGCTACGGCAACTGCTGGTGTTGCTGCCGGAACTACCGGGATCACCTTCGCCACGATGTTTCCAGAAGCTACTCCAGCCGTAATGCTTTGTTCACTTGCTGGGGCCGCTCTTTACGTTTTGAGCAGTGAAGATCATAAGCTCTGGAAGCAGATACTGTTTGCGCTTATCTCATTTATCGGTGGGGTTTACTGCGCCGGAACAGCATCTGAAATCATCGCAGCGCTTATCAATGCGGCATTAAGTCACCTTTCTCCGCCAGTTGCCGTGAAAGTATCTCCAGCCATTGGCGCGCTGGCGGCCTCAACGGTTTCTGTCACCGTCCTGCTTCGTGTTCTTAAGCGCTCGAAGACAGGAGACTTACCCGGATTGAAGGGGGAAGAATGACGTGGCAAACACTGATCCTGAACATTAATGCTGTTGCATGCATCCTGATAACCATACGCCTGATGTTCTTCAGAAAGCGGAGCCTACGCCGACGCCGTCTGATGGAATTTTTGGCGTATGGGCTGATTCTCGCACCAGCGTTTACTGCTTTCCGAATCTGGCATGGTGATTACGTGCAGGTTGATTACGGAGAGTTGGTCGTCAATCTCGTTGTCTGCATAGCCGTATGGCGAGCGCGCGGCAACATCGCAAGAATCGCAGGGGAAAGCACAACGTGAACCAATCACAATTTCAAAAGGCGGCTGGGCTAAGCGCCGAGTTAGCTGCGCGCTGGTTTCAGCCAATCAGTGATGCGATGGAACAGTTCGGCATCACCAAGCCGGTAGACCAGGCCATGTTCATTGCTCAGGCTGGGCACGAATCAGCAGGTTTCACTCTGCTGGTGGAGAGCTTCAACTATCGCATTGCAGGACTGGTTAACTTCATCCGTGCGGGACGCCTCACGGCAGACCAGGCTAACGCGCTTGGGCGTCGTCCTGAAGAGCGAACATTACCGATCGAGCGACAACGCGCCATCGCGAACCTGGTATACAGCAAGCGCATGGGTAACAACGCTCCCGGCGACGGCTGGTTATACCGTGGGCGTGGGCTTATCCAGATTACTGGCCTCAACAACTACCGTGATTGCGGCAACGGCCTGAAGGTTGATTTGGTCAAGCAGCCTGAGCTACTGGCCGATGATGTTTATGCAGCCAGAAGCGCTGCTTGGTTCTTCGCTACTAAGGGATGCCTGAAATACTCCGGAGACCTTATGCAGGTGACGAAGATTATCAACGGCGGCACTAACGGGCTGGAAGACCGTCGTGCTCGCTTCGGTCATGCCAAAACGGTCCTGGTGTGAGGTTGATATGGAATTCGAAACGCTTATCGCTATTGCTGCGCTTGTTATGGCTGCTATCGCTGGTGCCTTTGGGATTGGTCATTCACGCGGCACAAGCAAAGCCGAAGCCAAAGCCGACCAGCAGCGCACTGAAGATAACGCAGCTGCAACGGTCGCAGCAGCGGAACGCCGGGTAGAGGCAACTAAAGAGGCCAGCAATGTACAGCAGACTGTTAACCATATGCCTGATGACGATGTTGATCGCGAGCTGCGCACAAACTGGACCCGTAAGGGTTGAGGTAGTGGACACGGCTTGCGACTGGGTTAAACCCATCTACGGAACGGACCACGACTGGGATGTACTGGATAAGCAGACGAAGCGCGACATCCTGGCGCATAACAAAGTGTGGCAGGTGAACTGCCACGAGTAAGTAAAATCTAAAACAAGTCTATGTTAACCGGCGTTTGCTAGAGTATAGGAAAATGTTATTGTGTTACTTATTTGTCAATGGAAGCCAACATGGACTTTTTTTACATAGCAACTAAATCGCAAAATTCTTGGGTTCGACATAAACCAATAGCTGTGGGCGATTTAGTAAGTACGACTTTCCCAAATCCATTTTTTAACTATTTTCTTAATTCAAGCATCCCACCTATCCCAGTTGATGTTGATGGTCAGCTAGTTAATTATACCAGAATGCAGTGGCTCTATGGATTGAAGGCAGGAACTATAACTACGGGCACATCTGCACAGCTAATAGCTACCGTAGGCCAAGAAATGGCCATGCATTTTTGTAAATACACAAGAGAGCTGATTTGGGAGGCGGTTCGGGTAGAAAACTACTTGGATAAGCCTTCTAGACAAAAATGTCTTTGGGTTTCTCAAGGTGAAGACAACCTGAACTATTGGATATCACAATTGGGGCTAGGTAAAAATCAGGCTGTTTTCCGTGTCGACTTGGAAGGGAAAACACATGAGGCAAGTGATGAACACCTAATGAATGATGATATTCCTTACGATCTTGCTTTAGAAAAAGCACATAAGTATTGGAAAGGGGAAATCAGTAATCCATTAGCCAAAGAGATTCTTTTTGAAGGGAAGATGAGGGTTTTGGAACAAGTTTCATAACCGCCTACAGGCGGTTGTTTATTTTACGGATAAACCAAATGAGCAAGTAAAAAGGATAGGCCAAAGTCGTTAAGTAATGCAGCATACATGATGTTGCCCCGAGTCGCGTAATGACGAGCAGCTATAGCAGAACGTTATAAGGGTAAATAAAGGGACATACTCCGGTAAAGCAGCGCGAACGCCAGACGCGCACCGGTTATAAGCGGCGATGAAGCGACAGCAACTCAAGGGCATGAGCGTGGCCACTCCGGGTAGTGGCAGCCATTACAACGCCCACCTGCTGGTGGGCTTGATAATAGTTATAAGATTAAGCGGATGAATCAATCAGCTGATTATCTTGCGCATCAAGATTTCTTCCTGCTCGTTAAGCCTGGCATACTCGCTTATTTGTTTAATAAGTGACTCTTTGTTATTAGACATCATGGATGAAACATAGCAGCCAGTTCGCCATTCGAAAAAGCTCACCAAAAATAAGGTTGATGCTGTTGAATGCTGATAATGTATTGAGAGGTGATTGCAAATTTTTTTCGTTACCATGGAGTTAGTTTTTACTTAATGCAAATTACCAGGATTTATAATGCTTTATTGATATGAGCTATATGGATACTTAACGGTTGCTAAAAGAGAATTTAGCACCACTAAAAATAGTAGGAATAATCTTACGTTGTTGTTGCTGTTGGCACAATATGGATAATAACTTTGCCTAAACAAAACAATAGCAACCGATGAAAATTCACTTTATTACAATCGCCTTGCTGGCGACGATTTCTTCGCCATCCTACGCAGCGTTTCAGGAAAGAGAATACAATACCTGGTATCAAAAAGATGCTGTACTCTACGACATTACCCAGACCTCAGAGGGATTGCCTGTCATGATAAGCATCTCTCAACCGGGGAGGGAGTCAGCTAATATGCTCGTATCCTATATGTCCGATGGTGGTTGTGGAGATAAGAAGGTGCGGCTTAATGCTAACGGGAAGGATGTGCCTGCAACTTACACCTGTGTATCAGTCGGAGCAGACAGGATTGAACACTTTTCAGTGAATGATGCAAGCAAGGTCAATGAGATGGTTAACCACCTCAAGTCAGATTTCACTTTGTTGCTTCAGAACGATATCAAGGTCTGGGCTGCTAACATAAAGACGCCGAAGTATGGCTTAGCACCAAAATTTTAAATCTCAAAATTTAACCGCCTGATGGCGGTTTTTTATTTTCAAAATTTGCGCATCAGAGGATAAATATGCAGGTCACTATTGACGGTGTTTCGTTTGTTCCTGCCTGCGCTTCAGCGTCACGGATTGGCATTGCCATAGCTACCCACAACCGGCCAGACATTTTAAAGCTCGCCATTGAGCAGCACACCAAACATCTTCCCATCGGTGCGCTGGTGGTGGTTATCGACGATGGCTCTAAACCTGCCGCAGTAGTGCCTGACGGCGTGCAGTTGCTTCGCCACGAAACATCACTCGGCATTGTCGCTTCGAAGAACGCCAGCCTGTCAGCCCTGATGGATGCCGGATGTGAGCATCTCTTCCTGTGGGACGATGACGCCTGGCCCATCGCTGATAACTGGCACTTGCCTTACATCGAATCACCCGAGCCACACCTGGCTTACCAGTTTCTCGATCTGGCAGGGACGAATAAGTTGAAGGATATGGCGGTCCTGTACCGGGATGATAAGCACATCGCTTACACCGGGCAGCGCGGCGTGATGCTGTATTACCACCGCAGCGCCATAGAGAAGGTTGGCGGTTTCGATCCCGTTTACGGTCGCGGCATGTACGAACACAGTGACCTCGCGCTACGTATCCATAACGCTGGCCTGACGACATGGGCTTACGGTGATGTGGTCGGTTCAGAAAAACTGATCCATTCTCTCGATGAGCATGAAGCCGTAGAGCGTTCGGTACCGCGTCCCGACCGACAGGCGCTGGTGGAACGTAACGTGAAGATCCACAACGAACGGCGTGATGCCGGGTTTACTGGTTACGTTGAATACCGCCAGCAGCGCGACGTGGTTATCACAACGCTGCTCACCAGTCAGCCTGACCCGCAGCGCGGCACGAAAATGGTGGCTTCGCCTGACATGCTGAGCAAATGGGCGGCCTCGCTTCGCCAGTGTGGGCGTATAGCGCTGGTAGATGAATTACTGACGGCCCCGGCAGATGTTGAGCTGTATCTCGTACCTGACGTGAAGATGAATGTCTACTTCCGTCGCTGGCTGCACATCTGGCAGCACCTGCGAGAACACACTGAATACCGGTTCGTATGGTGTACTGATGGTACCGATGTCGAAATGCTTCGCGCGCCGTGGGAAGAAATGGAAGCCGGAAAGGTGTATGTCGGTTCAGAACCGAAGACCTACGCCGACACCTGGGCAAAGCAGAATCATCCGGAGCGCATCTATCAGGAGTTTATCGAAGCGCACCGCAACGATGTGATGCTTAACGCTGGTCTGCTGGGTGGCACCCGCGCTGATGTAATGGCGTTCGCTCACGGCATCATCCGTCTTTACTACCGGATCGAGAGTTATCGTTTCTGGAAGAAAGAACAGGTTGGCGCCGCGGTGGGTGACATGCTGGCGTTCGGTATTGTCGCGCAGTCATTCGCTGACAGGTTGGTCACCGGCCCTCTGGTACATACCGTTTTCAAAACTGATGGCATCGGCAAAGAAAATGCTTGGTGGCGCCATAAATAACAGGAGTTCTTATGATTTCATATGAGGTTGAGTTTCCGACTCAAAAATCGTTTAGCTTAAAAATAAACGGTTACTCTTCAGCGGAGGGACTGGACTGTAAAACGGTTGAGTCTATTGGCGGTGACGTCAAAGTACAACTCGATAAGAAGACAATGCTGACTGTACCTTACCGTGAAGATATTTCGTCAGACTTCACTCTGGAAGGATATAAGGCGAGAGCAGTAATCTATGCGGAAGGTATTGTAACTAAGATTGTATTTGCGGCCCAAATGCAGGCCGCAGAAAGCATTCAAGAAGATGATAAAATGAAGGATCGCCTTCTTGATACAGTTGCTATTTTAACGCGCGATTCACTGCCTTGATTGCCATTTCAAATGCGTCCTTTGTGTGGGGATCATTTCTCGCATCGCTATCAGGAATTTTTGCTTGAGCCTTTTGAAGGGATTCCAGCAGCTTTTGCGATGGTTTTGTATTGGGAGATAAAGAGTCAATTAATCTTAATACATTAGTTAGCATAAGCCCTGTCATGACTTCGTGTGTCAGCAGCTTTTGCTTCTGATTGGCATTTTCTTCTTCAAGTTTGCGAATGCGTGCCTCGAAGCTTTCTATGCGTTGTTCGTTAGACATAATATTTCCTTATTCAGAGGTAATCAGCCATCCCTCCGCAACAGAGTGCGTCAGTGTCTCACCACTGACGGGCTGAACACATACTTTAACCAGGGTTAAAGCGAAGCGATAGCCTGAGACACAGACAGTAGCCGCCATCGTGCGGCTTTTTTATTGGAGATTCGCTGGTGGCTGAAGACATAAAGTTTGTGGTGGTCGGCCATGTCTCTCGCATAGTTCATGCACAACGTCTTGCTGCGCTGCTTGATGCTCATCTGCTTATTGATGACGGTAACCACGGAGCTAACTGGAATCATCGCCGAGCGCTTGAATGGGCTGCCTGCCAACCCTGCCGGGTAGTGGTGTGTGAGGACGATGCGCTTCCTGTTGCTAGTTTTACTGAATTGATGGATGAGTGGTTTGCTCGTTTTCCCGAGGCGCTAGTGAGCTTTTATCTCGGTACCGGCCGCCCGCCACAGTATCAAATGCAGATAGCCGAACGGCTGATAGTTGCTGATAAGACTCGCACAGACTTCATCACTTTGCCGCGACTGATACACGGGGTTTGCTATAGCGTACCTCCTCAGCATATTGAACGAGTCCTTTCTCGATGGGACAGCAGCAAGCCTGCCGATTATGCCGTTGGTGATGCCTATGGCGGGGCTGTGGTTTATCCGTGTTACTCGCTGGTGGATCATGCTGATGGTGAGCCTGTTGAGCGTCACCCTGACTCAGTGCCACGTACAGAACGCCGTCGGGCGTGGAGGTTACATGTCTAAGCTCACAACGTTAAAACCACGCCTGAAAGTCATTGAGACGCGTCGCATCAAACCGGTTTACGGTGAGCAGCGCCGCATAAGTGGAAGTGCAAGGGTGAGTTTGAAGCGCCGCATCTATGCGCGTGACAGTGGTCACTGCTGTATGTGTAATCGGGTTGTTGATTTGACTGACAGTGAACTCGACCACCGCATCGCGCTTCAGTTCGGTGGCGATAACTCGGAGCGCAACCTGTGGACTCTCTGCACTGAATGTCATGCAGGTAAGTCTGCACGTGAAGCCGCCACCGGTCAGCCAGATGAACAAGCGCTGAAGCATAAGGTGCCTGAAGGCGGTCAGGAGTCAGGGTTTGTAGGGCTCTGACCCCTGCCAACTCCTGTGGGGGGGTATCATCCAGAGTAAACATCGATCGCCCTGGACACCGCCCCCCCTCTCATTCGCAGAAAAAATCCCCCTCTGGAGGGTGTAAACATGTTAACAGCGCAGAAGCGGAAATATGCTCTCGCGCTGATGTCCGGGATGTCTCAGAAGGATGCGGCAATAAAGGCGGGATATTCTGAAAAATCCGCGCGTTCCAAGGGGTCGCAGCTTGCTAAAGACCCGGAGGTCATCGCGTTTATTGAGCGGAAAAAACGAGAAAAAGTTGAGGTGGATGACGAACCTGCGTATCGCAGGAATGTTTATACCCCAGCAGTAAACACTCCTGAAGAAAAACGACCTCCTGCGGCATCGTCCGCCGGTGAGTATGAAGACCCTCTCGACTTCCTGAAATCGGTTATGAACAACGTTGGTTACGAAATCGAAACCAGGAAAGATGCTGCAAAGGCCATGCTGCCTTATATGCATCAGAAGAAAGGTGAGGGCGGTAAGAAGGATGCAAAAGCTGAGGCTGCCAAAAAAGCGGCCAATAAGTTCGCAATTCAGCAGCCGCCGAAACTGGTGGTTAACAATCGCGGGAATACATGATGCCGGAGTGGACAACTGCCTGCCCTGACTGGGCGGAGCGCCTGAAGAAAGGCCTGTCTATTATTCCTGCCCCGATTTACCCGGAGCAGGCTGAAATAGCCCTGAACGTTTTCAGGCAACTGAAAATCGTTGATGCTCCAGGATCGCCAACTTTCGGTGAGTCCTGCGCACAGTGGGTTTTCGATCTCGTTGCCGCGCTGTTCGGCTCCTATGATGCCGAAACCGGCCGCAGACACATTACAGAAGTGTTTGTACTGATCCCCAAAAAAAACTCCAAATCTACGCTGGCCGCCGGGATAATGATGACGGCCTTGCTGCTCAACTGGCGTCAGGCTGCCGGGTACACCATCATCGCCCCGACTGTAGAGGTGGCGACAAACGCCTTTAACCCGGCGCGCGATATGGTAAAGCGGGATGATGATCTGGATGACCTCTGTCAGGTGCAGACACACATCAGGACCATCACCCACAGGGGAACGGACACGACGCTGAAAGTGGTGGCCGCCGATCCCAACACCGTATCGGGGATTAAATCTGTCGGCACGCTCATTGACGAGTTGTGGCTTTTTGGCAAGCAACATAACTCCGAAGATATGCTGCGCGAGGCAGTCGGTGGCATGGCATCACGACCGGAAGGCTTTGTGATGTACACAACCACGCAGTCCAACGAACCGCCTGCTGGTGTGTTTAAGAAAAAGTTACAGTACGCCCGTGACGTTCGCGACGGAAAAATTCACGACCCGCATTTTCTTCCGGTGATATTTGAGCATCCACCGGAAATGGTTGCCAGCGGAGAGCATCTTCTTCTGGATAACCTCGCGATGGTTAACCCCAACCTGGGTTACTCCGTTGACGAGCAGTTTCTTTACCGCGAATACAACAAAGCGAAAGAAGCCGGGGAAGAAGACTTCCGTGGCTTTATGTCCAAGCACGCCAACGTTGAAATCGGTCTCGCCCTGCGCGCTGACCGATGGGCAGGGGCGGATTTCTGGGAGCAACAGGCAAGGCGCGTCACTTTTGAAGATATTCTGCGCCGCTCTGAGGTGGTCACAGTTGGTATAGATGGCGGTGGTCTCGATGACCTTCTTGGCCTGGCCGTTATCGGGCGCGATCGCCAGACTCGCGAATGGTTATGCTGGTGTCATGCATGGGCGCATACCATCGCCCTGGAAAGACGAAAGAGCGAAATTTCAAAATTAAAGGATTTTGAGAGGGCCGGTGACCTGACGATCGTTAAGAGGGTGGGCGAGGATGTTGAGCAGGTTGCAGAGTATGTCAGCCGGATTTATGAAGCCGAACTGCTGGACAAAATCGGGATTGACCCTTCTGAGGTCGGGCAAATTCTTGATGCGCTCAGTGAGGCAGGCATTCCTGATGAGGCTGTAACCGGGGTCAGCCAGGGCTGGAAACTCGGCGGCGCCATTAAGACTACCGAGCGAAAGCTGGCTGAAGGTGTTCTGCTTCATGGTGGTCAGCTTCTGATGGCATGGTGCGTAGGCAACGCCCGTGTAGAGCCGAAAGGTAACGCCATACTCATCACCAAACAGGCCAGCGGGAAGGGGAAAATTGACCCTCTTATGGCCACATTCAACGCCGTTACGTTAATGGCGCTTAACCCCGAACCGGTCAAAAAAGACTACCAGGTATTTTTCGTTTAACACACACGTCAGTTAATTGCCCGCGCATGCGGGTTTTTTCATTTCTGGAGGCCAGCAAATGACGCTTAAACGCGCCTGCACCCTCATGACGGTGAAGTCGGTAAATGAGGATGAGCGGATTATCACCGGCATCGCCTCAACACCGTCTCCCGATCGTGACGGTGACATTATGGAGCCGGAGGGGGCGAAATTCCGCAGCGATACGCCGTTCCTCTGGCAGCACGACCGCTCTCAGCCTATTGGCACCTGCACGCCAAAAATGGTGAAAGAGGGGTTGCAGATCACAGCAAAGCTCGTGAAACCAACCCCTGACATGCCATCCCAGTTAATCGCACGTCTTGATGAAGCGTGGGCTTCGATTAAGACGGGGCTGGTACGCGGCCTGTCGATTGGGTTCCGCCCAATTGAGTATTCCTTCCTGGATGAAGGCGGTATTCGCTTTTTGTCCTGGGACCTGCTTGAGGTCTCGGCGGTGACCATTCCGGCCAATGCCGAATGCTCCATCCAGACCGTTAAATCTTTCGATCGCCAGTTTCTCGCCGCGTCAGGCAATGAGAAACCGGTAGTGAAAACTTCTAAAACCGCTGGCGCTACAGCACCCAAAACCAAAAAAGGAAACATTTCGATGAATATCGCAGAACAAATCAAGAGCTTTGAAGCGAAGCGTGCAGCGCTGGCCGCATCACTTGATGAAGTGATGTCAAAGGCGGCTGAAGAGGGACGCACCCTGGACGCTGAAGAAGAAGAGAGCTACGACAACACATCCGCAGAAATTAAATCAGTTGATGCGCACCTCAAACGACTGCGCGACATGGAAAGCAATCTGGCATCGACTGCAAAACCGGTATCTAAAGCTGCTGGTGGCGAATTCACCACCGTGAAGGCAAACGCGCCGGGGATCATTCGCGTTGAGCAAAATCTGGAGAAAGGTATCGCCTTTGCCCGTTTTGCCAAGGCACTGGCGGCGGCAAACGGCAGCCGTTCTGAAGCGCTGGAAATTGCACGTAAGCAGTACCCGGATGATGCGAAACTTCACCATGTGCTGAAAGCCGCTGTTGGTGCTGGCACAACGACCGATCCTCAGTGGGCTGGTGCGCTGGTGGAGTATCAGGAATACGCAAATGATTTTGTTGAATTCCTCCGCCCGCAGACCATTATCGGTCGTTTCGGTCAGGGTGGTATTCCTGCCCTGCGTCAGGTCCCGTTCAACATTCGCATTCCGGCACAAACTTCCGGCGGATCTGCAAGCTGGGTAGGTCAGGGTAAGGCCAAGCCGCTGACCAAATTCGACTTTGAGTCCATCACGTTCAGCTTCGCCAAAGTCGCAGCCATTGCGGTGCTGACCGATGAGCTGATCCGGTTCTCCAATCCGGCAGCTGATGCACTGGTGCGTAATGCGCTGGCAGAAGCGGTCATTGCACGCCTGGATACGGACTTCATTAACCCGGCGAAAGCTGAAGTTGCTAACGTCTCTCCGGCCTCAATTACCAACGGTATTGTGGCTGTTCCATCAACCGGCGATCCGGATGCAGATGCTGAAGCGGCATTCGCTCAGTTTGTCTCCAATAACCTCCAGCCAACTGGCGGCGTGTGGATCATGTCCAGCACCAACGCGCTGGCACTGTCCATGAAGAAAAATGCTCTGGGTCAGAAAATGTATCCGGAAATGACCCTGCTTGGCGGCACATTCCAGGGGCTTCCGGCTATCGTTTCGCAGTACGCCGGAAGCAATCTTACCCTGCTGAACGCGCCGGATATTTATCTGGCTGACGACGGTGGTGTGGCAGTGGATATGTCACGTGAAGCCTCTCTGGAAATGGAAAGCGATCCTACTGGCGACAGCGTCAGCCCAACCGGAACGGAGCTGGTTTCCATGTTCCAGACGAACAGCGTGGCTATCCGTGCCGAGCGCTGGATCAACTGGAAGCGTCGCCGCACGGCAGCGGTGGCGGTTATTTCTGGTGTGAACTACGGCTCTAACCAGGGAAGCTAACGCGAAAGGAGGGCGGGGGAAACCCCGCCATATGCATGGCAAAAATCAGATATCTGCAACGCACACATGACTCTGTTACGGGAGACGTAAAGACCGTGGACGATCGGTGCGCAAGGGTGCTGGTGCTGCTTGGCAAGGCTGAATATTTCACCGAGGTAACTACCAGGGTGAGGAAGAATAAGCGTAGAGCGGAGAACGGCTAATGTGGAATCCTTTCCGAAGTAAAGAGGGGCAAGTCAAAAATCTACAGCAGCCTGTTGTCAACCGCGGGGGCTGGACACCGATGTTCAGTTATGTCCACGAACCCTACGCCGGGGCCTGGCAGCAGAATATGGAAATTAAGCCCAAAACGGTTCTCTCCTATTATGCTGTGTTTTCCTGCATATCTCTGATCGCAAGTGATATCGCTAAAATGCCTCCGCGCCTGATGAAACAGGATTCAAATGGCGTTCGGAGGGAAATTAAAACCGGAAAGATAGCCTCGCTGTATTCCAGGCCAAATGCCTTTCAGAACCGCATCCAGTTCTTTGAGCACTGGCTGAATTCCAAGCTGTGCGAAGGTAATACCGTTGCGCTCAAGATCCGGAACAATCGCGGTGAGATAACCGAGCTGAGGCTGCTGGACTGGAACAAGGTTACGCCGCTGGTAGCTGATGATGGCTCTGTCTTCTACCAGATCAATCCGGATAACATGGCCGGTATTGAATCATCTGTGACTGTACCGGCACGAGAGGTTATTCACGATCGGTTCAACTGTCTGTTCCATCCCCTTATTGGTCTTTCCCCGATTTATGCTGCTGGTCTGGCTGCAATGCAGGGTCACCATATTCAGGAAAGCTCAGCGTACTTTTTCCGCAATGGCGGGAAACCCAGCGGTGTTATCGAGGTTCCGGGCTCGATTACGGAAGAGAACGCCAGGAAGATCAAAGAAAACTGGGACACTGGTTATACCGGGGAAAATGCGGGTAAAACCGCCATTCTGAGCAATGGTGCGAAATATGTTCCCCGGACAGTCTCAGCTGCTGATGCGCAAACTGTCGAACAGCTTCGCATGACCGCGCAGATTGTCTGTTCAGTATTTCACGTGCCTGCTTATAAGGTTGGCATCGGTGAACTGCCAACACATGACAACATCGAGGCGCAGGATCAGCAGTATTACTCACAGTGTCTTCAGTCACTGATTGAGTCCATCGAATTGCTGCTGGATGAAGCGTTTGAACTTGAGGGTGATACAGGGACTGAGTTTGATGTTAATGCGCTGCTGCGTATGGACAGTGAACGCCGTATCAAATCCCTGGGGGAAGGGGTGAAAAATACTATCCTCACACCAAACGAAGCGAGGAAAAGTGAGAACCTGCCACCCCTAGCTGGAGGGGACTCTCTTTACCTTCAACAGCAGAACTTCAGCCTTGAGGCGCTGGCGCGCCGTGATGCTTCGGATGATCCGTTTGGTAAAAGCAGTTTGTCCCAACCTTCAGCCTCAACGAATGAAGGAAAGGCTTTAACCGATGCTGAGCAGTCGGCAGCCAAAGCCATGATCAGAGGATTTCTTACAAAATGAATGAACGCGAACTATCCCTGATAAAGGTGCTGGGCGAGGAATTTGGTCAGGTTCTCGCTGAAATGCGTGACAGCTTCAGTAAAAGTATTCAGGCGCTGAAAGAGGACTATGAGGAGAGGCTAACTAGTCTCGCAAAGCAGGTTGAAGAAATCAGTAATGCGCCCGCTCCAGACGTCGAGAGCATGGTGAAAGCGGAAATTGCTAAATTACCAGCCCAGGCAGCGCCGGAGATTCCAGATGTTGCCACTATGGTCAGCGAGGCGGTAGCCGCCATCCCGGTACCGCGTGACGGTAAAAGTGTCACGGTCGACGATATCACCCCCGTTTTACAGGAGCTGGTCAGCAATGCCGTGGCAGAGATACCTGTACCAAAGGACGGTAAAGACTTTGATCCCGCCATGCTTAAACAGGCAGTTGAAGAAGCTGTCAGTGAGGCGGTAGCCGCTATCCCGGTACCGCAGGACGGTAAAAGTGTCACAACTGAAGACGTCCAGCCGATGATTCAGGAGCTGGTTTCCGCATCCATGCCGGAGCTGCCAGATGTGAAATCGTTGGTTAATGAGGCGATTGCAGCTCTGCCCGCAGCTGAACCGGGTAAGGATGGCGCAGATGGTCGGGACGCGCTGGCTCTTGAAATTCTCCCCTTTATTGATGAAGAGAAAAGCTATCCGCGTGGCAGCTATGCAACGCATAACGGCGGCCTGTGGCGCGCTTACGAGAAAACCCATGGCATGCGCGGCTGGGAGTGTCTTGTTGACGGCGTTGCGGGCATTGATATTCAGCGATCTGAGCAGCGTAGCTTCACCCTGACGGTTAACCGCACCAGTGGCGCCAGCGAAACCAAATCCTTTGACGTGCCTGTGATGATTTATCAGGGCGTATTCAAATCCGGTCAGGAATATCTGCCTGGCGACACAGTTACATGGGGCGGTTCGCTCTGGCACTGCGACGAGCAGACCCAGTACAAGCCGGGTGAGGCAGGTTCGAAAGGCTGGACCCTGGCTGCCAAGCGTGGCCGCGACGGGAGGGATAAAACGTGATTGAACTTGTGACACTGGCTGAGATTAAGGAGCACCTGCACATTGATCATGATGCTGACGACGGCCCACTTAAGGAAAAAATACAGGAAGCAAGTTCGGTGTTGCTGGCTTTTATCCAGGGAAGCCGGGACAAGATCGTTGATGAGAAAGGCAGGTTAATAGAAGGCGAAGCGCTAAGTCGGATGAAGGCCGCCACGATGCGTCTGGTGGGCATGCTGTACCGAAACCCTGATCTAGCTGATAAAGAAGATTTAATTCATGGAGAGCTTCCTTTTTCTGTGTCGTTTTTAATTCATGACCTCCGACTTCCTACAATTATTTGAGGGAATTCATGGCTATATCCGCTGGTAAGCTCATACAAATTGTTGTGATACAAAACCCCGTACATATACGTGACGATTCAGGCCAGCCAGTTCAAACATGGGAAGATGGTGAAACCATCCGCGCAGATATAAGGGGCCGGAGCGGAAGAGAATTAATGGCTGCCGGTGCCGAAATTGCTCAGGCTGACGTCAGGGTATGGGTTCGGGGGAAATCGGGAGAAACAATAACCGCGGCATCTAGGCTGAAGGTTCAAAGTGGACCATACAGAGGCAAAACGCTCAACGTAATAGCTCCTCCTGTCCCTGATGAAAAGGGCGAACGCTTGGAGATATTGTGCAAGTTGGGGATTGAAAAATGATAGAGACAAGCCTTGATTTTTCTGGGTTAAATGGTATCGCAAAGGACCTGGAGGCGCTTAGCCGCGCTGAAAACAACAAGGTCCTGCGTGATGCCACGCGCGCCGGTGCCGAAGTGCTTAAGGAAGAAGTAATCGCACGCGCACCAGTGCGCACCGGGAAACTGAAAAAAAACGTGGTGGTGGTGACCCAAAAAAGCCGCCGCCGCGGGGAGATTTCCTCCGGCGTCCATATTCGTGGCGTTAACCCGCGCACCGGCAACAGCGATAAAACGATGAAGGCGAATAACCCGAGAAACGCCTTTTACTGGCGATTCGTTGAAATGGGAACTGCCAACATGCCGCCACATCCTTTCATTCGTCCCGCGTTTGACGTCCGCCAGGAGCAGGCGACAGAGGTCGCGATCAGGCGCATGAACCAGGCCATTGACGAGGCGTTAAGCAAATGACGGAAGACGATCTCTATCCTCTGCTGGCACCGCTGGCCGGAGGGCAGGTTTATCCCTACGTTGCGCCGCTCGGCAGTGACGGAAAGCCTTCAGTCTCGCCGCCCTGGGTAATTTTCTCGATTATTACCGACGCGGCCGCCGACGTTCTTTGCGGCCAGGCGGAATCAGCCGTTTCGGTGCAAGTCGATGTTTACTCCGGCACTATCACTGAAGCGCGTACGATCAGGAATATGGCGCTGGAAGCCCTGCAAACATTGAAGCCTGAGAACATTGTCAAAACGCCTGGTTATGAACCTGATCTGCATTATCACCGGGCCACGCTTGAATTTCAGGTGACCGTTTAAGTTCATTCACCATCACAGACCGCTCCGGCGGTCTTTTTTTTATCTGGAGAAATCATGACCAGTAAGTATGAAGTTACAAAGGGGATGACCTTTGCCGTCTCCGACGCACCCGTAACCGCCGAGGATTTTAATACCTCAGGTTTCCCGGGGGCTGGTGTTACCTGGCTGGAAGCGGCCTGTGCAACAAAGGAGATCACCTTCACTGGCGGTCAAAAAGGGGATATTGACGTAACCACGCTTTGCTCAACTGAACAGGAGCAAACGAACGGCCTCGCCGCACCTGCTGAAATGAGCATTACCCGTAACTGGGTTGGCGATGAAGCAGCACAGGAGGCACTCCAGACCGCTTACGAAAATGACGAACTGCGTGCGCTGCGCGTGGTATTCCCGTCTGGTAATGGTTTCTACGTGCTTGTGGAGGTTCGCCAGAGCTCATGGTCTGCTGCAACCTCATCCGTTGTTGGCGCGACTTATTCTCTGCGTGTACGCGGCAAACCTAAACGCATTTACGCGTCTGGTTCCTGAGCGGCTTCGGCCGCTTTTTTTATCCCTTCGACCATGTAACAAGAGAAAAATGAAATGGCGCAAAAAACATCACAGAATTCACTACGCGACGTGGCGCTTACTGCATCAAAAGCCTATCGCACAAAAGACGGTATTACGGTCCCTGAGTGGGATGGCGCAAAGGTAACGCTGCGCGAACCGTCCGGCGATGCCTGGGTGAAATTCCGGGAAATCGTAAATCCTCAGCTCGCCGAAGGCGAAGAGGCCCCGACGCTGACGGAGGCGGAGAAGTTCCTGCGTAACAAAGAGGCGGATGTGGTTCTGTTTATTGACGTACTGCTGGATGAAAACGGCGAGCGCGTATTCAGTGACGAGGATCAGGAGCTGGTATCCAAAATTTATGGTCCTGTGCATGCGCGCCTGCTGGCTCAGGCTCTTGGCCTCGGAATGAGTCAGGAAGAAGCGGGAAAGCCGTAAAGCAGCCGCTGACCTTCTTCCTGATGTCACTGGCGCTTCGGATGGGGCGTACTCTGCACGAGCTGCGCCAGACCATAACCGCCAGCGAGCTCAAAATGTGGATCGAGTTTGACCGCATAAGTCCTGTTGGGGACTGGCGTTCCGATGCACAGGCGGCGCAGATCTCCGTTGCAATGCTGAACTCTCAGGGCGGGAAATTCACCATACCTGACGTGATGCTGAAATGGGGTGAGCAGGAAGAAGGCTCTGAAGTCTCTGAACTTGAAGAATGGATATCCAGTCTTTGACGCCCGCGGCTGCGGGCTTTTTTATGGGTGAAATATGGCAACGCTGCGCGAGCTAATCATCAAAATTTCTGCGAACTCGTCTTCTTTTCAGTCTGAGATCGCCAGAGCGTCCCGTATGGGGACGGATTACTACCGCACTATGGAACAGGGCGGGAAAAAAGCAGCAGCGGCCACGCGTGAAACTCAGCGGTCTTTGGCTGAACTGAATTCTCAGCTTGCTAGCGTGCGATCTTCTGCGACTGAGCTTGCCGGGGCATGGGCTGGGGCATTTGCCACGCATCAGCTCATCGCGTTTGCTGATACCTGGAACCAGTTGAATGGGCGTCTGCGCCTGGCTGCCTCCTCAAGCGAGGATTACGTGGAATCTCAGCGCGTGCTGATGGAGATCAGCCAGCGCACAGGAACATCCCTCGAGGCAAACAGCAACCTTTACAGCCGAATTGCTCAGTCCCTGCGTGAGGCCGGTTATGCCTCCGCAGACGTCGCAAAAGTTACGGAAACCGTAGCAACCTCGCTGAAGCTGTCTGGCGCCAGTACCGAAGAGGCAAGCTCTGTTATCACCCAGCTTAGCCAGGCGCTTGGCTCAGGCGTTTTGCGAGGCGAAGAATTTAACTCCATCATGGAGAACGGTGGCCGCCTGGCGAAACTGCTGGCTGATGGTCTGGGTACCACTGTTGGTGGCCTGCGAAATATGGCCAACAACGGCGAGCTGACGACCAACAAGATCGTCCCGCTGCTGACAAACGTTGAGACCCTGCGTAAAGAGTTTGACACTCTTCCGGCGTCAATCAGCGGTTCTGCACAGAAAGTGCAAAATGCTTTTCTCGCCTGGGTTGGCGGGGCGAACGATGCCGTCGGCGCATCCTCCACGCTATCCGGCGTGCTGGATGGTCTGGCGAATAACATTGATGATGTGGCAAACACGGCAGGCATTCTCGTTGGCGTGGGTCTGGCTCGATATTTTGGCAATATGGTCGGCAGCGTCGGCCAGTCAACCCGAGCAGTGCTCGCTAATACGGCCGCCGAGGTAGCGTTGGCTCAGGCTCAGGTCCGTGGCGCTCAGGTTAGCGTTGCTGCTGGACGCCAGGCGGTTTACCGCGCTCAACAGGCGCGCGCAGCGGCGACAAGTATTGAGGCTCAGATTGTTGCCGAACGTAATCTTGCCGCAGCTCAGGCATCCCTGAACACAGCTCTTGCTGGAAGGGCTTCTGCCGTTAACAACCTCACCAATACAGCCTCGGTAATGTCACGGCTGGGTAGCGGAGTGTTGGGCATTCTCGGTGGATGGCCAGGCGTTATTATCGGTGCCGGTGCTGCGATGTATGGCCTGTATCAGCATACCCAGCAGGTACACCGTGAGGCTGTCGGCTTTGCCAACAACCTTGACGAGATCAACGCCAAACTCCAGCAGATGTCTGTGCTCGGCCTTCGGTCGACCGCCGCAGATGCGCGGACCTCTTTACAGGCACAAAAGCAGGACCTGGCCGACCTCGACTCTCAGATCGCGAAGGTGAAAGACAGCCTCAAGGCGGTAGATCAAATCCAGCAGGATTATAACCGCCATCCGACGCTGACCTTGATTAATACCTTCATGGACCAGGCCGACATCACGGCCAAAAACATTGAACTTACCGATAAGCTGAATCAGCTGGAGTATCAGCGGGAACAGGCCGCTTCAAAAGTCGAGCAAACGCAGAAGCTGGTGAACGATGCCAGCGACCTGGCAACGCAAAAGGCTATCGAACAGGCTGGCGCCGTCTCGATCCTGAAAGGTGCCTATGACCTGCTAAACCGCTCAATGTCAGCAACCGCAGGCGCCAAACCTCCGCAGTATACCGGGCCAGTGGTCTCACTGGCTAATGCAACGCCTCAGCAGCAAACAGCACTGGAACGTTCACGCCGCGATAATGAGCTGGCCAGCTTAAGTGGATTAGAGAAACTTCATCAGCAGCACGTTTATGAAGCGGAAGATCTGAAGCTGACTGGAGCACTTTATACCCAGTACATCTACAACAAGGATCAGGCCGCCAAAAAGGATGCAGCAGCAGCCGAGGCAAAAAAAACCTCTACTGCCGCCTCAAGTGCTCAGAGTAAAGCCGAGCGCGCAGCAGCCAGCACCGCTGAGCAATATGCCCGCAAAATGGCCGATCTGAGCGTGGCTATCGATGTGCAACGCGTCAGGGCAACGGAAGGAGAAAAAGCGTCTGAGCTATACGCAGCATCGCATCAGGCAGGCACTAAATGGACCGACGAGCAGCGCAAGGCTATCCAGGCATCATCAGCAGAGCTGGCAAAATGGACGCAAAAAGCCGATGAAAACGTACGTAAGCAGCGCGAACAAGCCGATGCTCTGAAGGATTTAACTGAAGCGGCCCGAAAGTTCAGGGATGAGGCGACACTGACAACCGAAACCGCAGGCATGAGTGATCGCCAGCGCAGCCGGTTCGACGAGACGCAACAGATCGAGCGTGTTTTTGCTAAAACGGACGGCGGCACCGAGGCCATCGCACAACGCGCGGCTGCCCTCGATGACCTGGATAAGAAATACAAGGCTATAGCAGCAGCTGAAGCGGACTGGATGGCCGGAGTATCACGCGGCTATGCCAATTGGTTCGATGAAATCAGCAATGTTTCTGGCACGGTTTCTGATGGGGTGAAAACCACACTCGACAGCGCGTTTAGTAATGTCACCTCAATGCTGGAAGGCAATAAGGTCAGCTGGAAATCCTGGGGTATCTCTGTTTTACAGATTATCGAAAAAGTCGCTCTGCAAATGGCAGTGGTCAGCGCGATGGGGGGTGGGTCTTCCGGTTCTGGCATTTTTGGCTCACTCATCGGCAGCGTAGGCAGCTTCTTCGGGGGCGGTGCGGGAGCATCAGCCAGCACCGGTACTGCGGTTTCCAGTTACGGTTCGAGTTTTCAGTTTAACGCTAAAGGCGGCGTTTATGACTCTCCATCTCTGAGCGCTTTCAGTAATGGGATCGTCAGAAACCCCACCATGTTCGCTTTCGCGAAAGGCGGGGCCGGAATCATGGGCGAGGCTGGGCCGGAGGCAATCATGCCGCTGACCCGCGCACCGGATGGTTCACTCGGTGTTCGTGCGGTCGGCGCTGGTGGTGGTCAGTCTGTATCTTCGGCGCCACAGGTTTATATCACCATCGATGGCAACGGAAATACCTCCACGCAGACTTCACCCGGCCTTGAGCAATTTGGTGCTGATGTCGGTAAATATGTCGATCAGCGATATAAGCAGAACATCATGCGAGATATTCGCCCTGGCGGTGACATCTGGAACGCAATGAAAGGAACCCGATAAAAATGACTATCGAAACTTTCACCTGGTGCCCACGAATTAACGCTGAGGCAGATATAAATTTCCGCGTCAGGAAAGCACAGTTTGGTGATGGATATGAGCAGGTTTCAGGGGATGGATTGAATACCAGAACCCAGCAGTGGACGCTCAACTTTACTGGCAACGAAACCTACATTTCCGCCATTAAATCTTTTCTCGACAGGCATGAAGGGACGAAAGCCTTTCAGTGGAAGCCACCGCTCGAACCTTTGGGTTTGTATCGTTGCGAAACGTATAAACCCACCGGGCTCGGCGCGGGGAAATTCAACCTTGAAGCAACATTCATCCAGGCATTTAAACCATGAGCTTAAACGCAGACTATCAGAAGCTGGAATCAGGGAACGACGTTCGCCTGATTGAGGTGGACGGTTCTTCTTTTGGACTGACGGACGTTCTCCGGTTTCACAATTACAACATTCCCCACACTGAAGCGGAAATAGTCGCCGCTGGAGGGGATGAGGCCAAGCTCCCGGCGAAACCAATCTGGTGGCAGGGTAATGAATATTCCGCCTGGCCGTATCAGCTGGAAGGGCTGGAGAAATCGACCAGTGGCAGCAATGCGACGCCATCTCTGACGGTCGCGAACATCGAAAGCTCTATTTCTGCCCTGTGTCTTGCGTACGACGATTTGCTACAGGCTAAGGTCACTATTCACGACACAAAGGCAAAATATCTCGACGCGAAAAACTTCGCAGGCGGTAACCCTACAGCAGATCCGACTCAGGAGAAACTTCAGGTCTGGTATATCGACGGGAAAACGACCGAGCTTGCTGGCGAAACCATCGAGTTTGTACTGTCCAGCCCTATGGATCTTCAGGGACAAATGATCCCGACGCGGCAGCTTCATTCCTTGTGTACATGGTGCATTCGTAATAAGTACCGCACCGGCGATGGCTGCGACTATGCCGGTACGCGCTATTTCGACAAAAACAACAACCCGGTAAGCGATCCGTCACTGGATGAATGCAACGGCACGCTGACGGCCTGCAAACTTCGGTTCGGTGAAAGCAACGAACTCTCGTTTGGTGGGTTCCCGGGTACGTCGCTGATCAGGAGCTGATATGCGTCAGAAAACCATTGATGCGATTATGGCGCATGCCGCCGCTGAATATCCTCGTGAGTGCTGTGGTGTGGTGGCGCAGAAAAGCCGCGTTGAACGTTATTTTCCTTGCCGGAATCTTGCCGCGGCGCCGGAGGACAATTTTGTCCTTTGCCCGGAAGATTACGCAGCCGCTGAGGACTGGGGTACGGTGATCGCCATCGTTCACAGCCACCCTGACGCCACTACGCAGCCGAGCGAACTGGATAAAGCGCAATGCGACGCAACGCTTTTACCCTGGCATATCGTGAGCTGGCCGGAGGGGGATTTACGTACCATTCAGCCGCGCGGAGAGCTGCCGCTGCTGGAGCGTCCTTTTGTGCTTGGTCACTTCGACTGCTGGGGGCTGGTGATGAGCTATTTCCGGCAAACGCATGGTATCGAACTGCACGATTACCGGGTTGATTATCCCTGGTGGGAAAACGACTACCCGGACAACTTCTATCAGGATTGCTGGTACGAGTGCGGGTTCCGTGAATTCGACGGGCCGCCGAAACTTGGCGATATGGTGATCATGCAGGTGCAGGCTGATAAGTGGAACCACGCGGGTATACTGCTGGAGGGCAATATGCTGCTGCATCATCTGTACGGTCACCTGAGTCAGCGCGTGCCGTATGGTGGATACTGGCAGGAAAGAACGATGAAGATTCTACGTTTCAAAACGCTAATATGAATTCGCTGGGTCGGCATATTTCTGAAAGGGTACTGGGCCTGTTATCATTAACCTTCAAACATAAAGGGGGAAAAATGAAACGCTTAGCACTATTGATTTTGGCATTTACTGGTATGCACGTTGAGGCAAGACCAATTACTGAAGAAGAAAAATCTTCAGTAGAAAATGTTATCAGAGAAGAAATGAAGGACCCTGATGCTGCAAAATTCTACCATATGGATTTTCCCTATCCAGATACCACTTTTACTTATTGTGGATATGTTAATGGTAAGAATTCATACGGCGCTTATGCCGGAAAACAACTGTTTGCAACATTCTTAGGTAAAAATGCAGATGGTAAACTTATTGCGGCATCATTTGATGTTAACTCTCAAACCGGTGAACCTATTGACCAGGCAGTGATTTCTATGCTGTGTGCAAGCGCAGGATATGATATCCCCGTTAAGAAAATCTTTTTCAAAGATGTGAATAAAAACAGGGCAGAGAAAAACATCCCCAAATTAAGCTCTCAATATATGAGGCCTTAGATAACTTAAAAATTAAACCGCTTAGGCGGTTTTTTTATTTAGGAGAACATATGCAAGAGATAATGACCAGAATTGAACTTGGTGGCGTTCTGGGTAAAACGTATGGGAGAGTACATCATCGTCTTATACGTACTACCTCAGAAGCAATCAATGCTCTTGCAAAAACAATCAAAGGTTTCGAGACGTTCTTGAATACAAGCAAGGCGCGAGGCCTTACTTACGCCGTTTACAAAGATAAAAAGAATATCAGCGTTGATGATTTAGGGTTCCCTGTAACGGGTGAAGTCATCCGTATTGTGCCTGTTGTCATCGGCAGCAAAAAGGCTGGAGTGTTGCAAACTATTTTGGGAGCAGCCCTCGTTGCTGTTGGCGCAGTACTTAATTTTACTCCCTGGGCAGCAGCATCTCCGTTTTTCTATAAATTTGGCGCTGCGGTGATGCTGGGAGGTGTTGTCCAAATGCTATCTCCTCAACCTGGGGGCCTGGCCAGCAAACAAAGCGCAGATAACCGTGCATCGTACGCATTCGGTGGGGTGACAAACACCGCCGCACAGGGTTACCCGGTTCCGCTCCTTTACGGCCGCCGGCGAATCGGCGGGGCAATTATTTCCGCCGGCATTTATGTCGAGGATCAGCAGTAGATAACAAACCTTTTTACAAGCCACCTTCGGGTGGCTTTTTTTATGGGCGTGATATGGCGAATAAAATTACCGGACGAAAAGGGGGGAGCTCCAGTTCCCGAACTCCTACCGAACAGCCTGATGATCTGCAATCTGTAGCGAAGGCAAAGATCCTCGTTGCGCTTGGGGAAGGGGAGTTTGCTGGACAGCTCACCGGGAAGGATATCTACCTGGACGGAACGGCGCTGGAGAACGCCGACGGCTCCCAAAACTTCAGCGGCGTTACGTGGGAATTTCGCGCGGGTACACAGGCCCAGAAGTACATTCAGGGCATTCCCGGTACCGAAAACGAAATCAGCGTGGGAACCGAGGTAACGAGCGCTACAGCGTGGACACGAACCTTCACCAATACACAGCTTTCGGCGGTTCGTTTACGCCTGAAATGGCCTTCGCTTTTCAAGCAGGAGGAGGATGGCGATCTGGTTGGTTACTCGGTTAATTATGCGATTGACTTGCAGACGGACGGCGGGACATGGCAGACAGTCCTCAATACCAGCGTGACCGGGAAAACGACCTCAGGTTATGAGCGTAGCCACCGTATTGATTTACCTCAGGCGGGCAGCACCTGGACAATCAGACTGCGCAAAATTACCGCTGACGCCAACAGCGCGAAAATCGGCGACACGATGACGCTACAGAGCTTCACTGAGGTGATTGATGCGAAATTGCGATATCCGAACACCGCGCTGCTCTACATTGAATTCGACTCCAGCCAGTTTAATGGCTCTATACCTCAGATCTCCTGTGAGCCTCGTGGCCGCGTTATTCGGGTTCCTGATACTTACGACCCAGAAACCCGCTCTTACAGCGGGACATGGACCGGGGCGTTTAAGTGGGCATGGACGGATAACCCTGCGTGGATTTTTTACGATCTGGTTGTTTCTGACCGGTTCGGCCTCGGTCACCGTTTGACTGCCGCTAACATCGATAAGTGGACGCTTTATCAGGTCGCCCAGTATTGCGATCAGATGGTGCCGGACGGTAAGGGTGGCGATGGAACAGAACCACGCTATACCTGCAACGTGTACATCCAGGACCGAAACGACGCTTATACAGTCCTGCGTGATTTTGCGGCCATATTCCGTGGCATGACGTACTGGGGTGGCGATCAGATCGTTGCTCTGGCCGATATGCCCCGTGATGTGGATTACAGCTACACGCGCGCTAACGTTGTTGGCGGTCGCTTCACCTATTCAAGCAGCACCACGAAAACCCGCTACACTACAGCGCTGGTTTCATGGTCCGATCCCGGTAACGCCTATGCTGACGCGATGGAACCCGTATTCGAGCAGGCGCTGGTGGCGCGGTACGGCTTCAATCAGCTGGAAATGACAGCCATCGGCTGCACTAGGCAGTCAGAGGCGAACCGAAAGGGGCGCTGGGGTATTCTCACCAACAACAAGGATCGTGTTGTTTCGTTTGATGTCGGGCTGGACGGAAACATTCCGCAGCCGGGCTACATCATCGCCGTGGCAGACGAGCTGCTTTCCGGAAAGGTTATGGGCGGCCGCATCAGCGCCGTTAATGGTCGCGTTATCAAACTTGACCGTGTAGCTGATGCAGCAGCAGGTGATCGCCTTATCCTCAACCTTCCCTCCGGAGCGTCACAGAGCAGGACCATTCAGGCGGTTAACGGGGAATCGGTCACAGTCACCACCGCGTACAGTGAGACGCCTCAGGCCGAAGCTGTCTGGGTGGTTGAGTCAAACGAACTCTACGCGCAGCAGTATCGTGTTGTGAGTGTCGCTGATAACGATGATGGCACTTTCACCATTACCGGTGCATGGCACGATCCGGATAAATATGCCCGAATCGATACCGGAGCCATCATTGACCAGCGTCCGGTGAGCGTGATCCCTCCGGGAAATCAGTCACCGCCAGACAACATCGTAATCAGTTCGTTTTCGGTGGTGCAGCAGAATATCAGCGTCGAAACCATGCGCGTGAGCTGGGACCAGGCGCAGAATGCTATCGCCTATGAAGCGCAATGGCGCCGCAACGACGGGAACTGGGTTAACGTGCCGCGCAGCTCCACAACGTCATTCGACGTACCGGGGATATATGCCGGGCGCTACCTGGTGCGCGTGCGCGCAATCAATGCCGCAGAAATCTCGTCCGGATGGGGCTATTCAGAAGAGAAAACGCTGACGGGGAAGGTGGGCAATCCGCCGAAACCGGTCGGCTTCATCGCTTCTGATAATGTGGTTTTCGGTATCGAGCTGAGCTGGGGATTCCCGGCGAACACCGACGACACGCTGAAGACGGAAATTCAGTACAGCCTGACCGGTACCGAAGACGATGCGATGCTGCTGGCAGATGTACCCTATCCGCAGCGCAAGTATCAGCAGATGGGCCTTAAGGCAGGGCAAATTTTCTGGTACCGCGCGCAGCTGGTGGACCGCAGCGGAAACGAATCAGGGTATACAGACTTTGTGCGCGGGCAGGCCAGCATCGATGTATCCGATATCACCGATGCCATTCTGGAGGACATGAAAGGCTCCGATACGTTCAAAGACCTGATCGAGAACGCGGTGGACAGCAATGCAAAAATTGCTGGCATGGCAAACGACATCAAACAGGCCAACGACGAACTGGCGCAACAGGCGCAGGAAATCGCCAAAAACGCCCAGGATATCGGGAAGGTTCAGACCAGCGTTACAAACCTGTCGAGCACGGTCGGAGATGTGTCTTCTTCTCTGAGCAAGCTTGAGCAGACAGTGGCGACGGCTGATACCGCGCTGGGCCAGCGCATCGATAACATCAGCGTGTCTGTGGACGGTATGACGGGAGGAGTGAAGAACTCCGCCATCGCGATTATTCAGGGCAATCTGGCGCAGGTGGCCGCGCGCAAAACGCTGTCGGCATCCGTCGCCGGCAACAGCGCGCAGCTGGACCGCATCGATGAGGTGATCGTCAACGAGAAGGAGGCAACGGCGCGTTCGCTGCTGAGTTTGCAGACTGACGTTAACGGCAACAAGGCATCCATCAACAGCCTGAACCAGACGTTCTCCGATTACCAGCAGGCTATGGCCACGCAGGTAAACAGCATCACGGCGACGGTGAACGGGCACACTTCAGCGATCACCACCAACGCGCAGGCCATTGCGAACGTCAACGGCGACCTGAAGGCGATGTACAGCATTAAGGTCGGGTTATCCAGCAATGGTCAGCTTTACGCGGCAGGGATGGGGATCGGCGTGGAGAATACGCCGTCCGGCATGCAGTCGCAGGTTATCTTCCTGGCTGACCGCTTCGCCGTTACTCACCAGGCCGGAGCGACCGTTACGCTTCCGTTCGTTATTCAGAACGGGCAGGTGTTCATCAGAGACGCACTGATAGGTGATGGCACCATCAGCAACGCCAAGATCGGCAACTACATCCAGTCCAATAACTATGTTGCTGGCTCAGTCGGGTGGAGGCTGGATAAGGGCGGTACGTTTGAGAACTACGGTTCGACAGCTGGTGAGGGGTCCATGAAACAGACAAACCAGACAATCAGCGTGCGGGACTCCAGGAATGTGTTGAGGGTGCAGATCGGGAGAATCACGGGAACATGGTAACGGGAGGCCTCTTACGGGGCCTCTTTTTTTTCAGGAGGACTGGATGGCGGAATATGGTGTTCAGACATGGGACGCCTCAGGCAATGTAAATAACTATGGTGTTAAGCCTGTCAGCGTTTGTGGCTATCTCCAGCTGGCCCAGAACCAGAAAACAGGCTCTTACACCGTAGCGCTTCCACCGGGTTGCAGGCTGACCTATTTTCAGAGCATGAACGGCGATCAGTTTGGAACGAGTCGGAGGAAGATCACCATTTCGGGGGGAACAGCAACAGTGTCAGCAGTAGGCGATACCGACTACTCAGCAGGGACTGAGCCTGCGGCAGCGGCTTATCTCATTTTCCAGATCGAGAGGGCATAAATGGCGGAGTATGGCGTTTTACTGACGACCACGAGCGGGGAAGTATGGGTGACCGCGAACAGCTCGCCAATCGCTCTTCAGGCGCGAAAGACAGCGGCACTTCAGGGAACATCGGGGTTCAATACCAAAGTGACGCACACATTCCCCGCAGGTCAGCCTGTTGTCGCCTTCGTTCATTGCACGGTTGAGGTCGAAATCACCCAGACGATAAGCGGGAACACCATCACGATTGATTTTCTCAGACCGAATGCAACCGGCACAGCGTACGTTTATTTTTTCTCTATTTTCCCGCAGACAAAGCCAGACTACGGGCTGGCTGTGTGGGATGCATCAGGGACGCTGATTTTAACAAACGAAACGCGCACGCTGAGCGATGTTGTCACCCTCGGTACCGCCGGGGTGGATGCCAGCTCAGGATACAACATCAATACAACTCTGGCGGGGAAGTGGGCCTGTATGCCTGCCATGCTGGGGCTAATTACCGGGGTTATATCGGCTGGCGGTCAGCCGCAGCCATACATGGCCATATACAAGAGCATGGCAAAACTTGAGGGAAGCAATACGCGGATATTCGCCAGACCGCAGACAACCCCCGGCGGCAACCTTCAAAACGTCGCGTATTCGAATCTGAGGAACGTGATTATGGCCATTAACTGCGCCAACTATGATTGATCGTTTTGAACGATCAATTTCGAATAATTGATCTACCAAATCAATTATATCCCGTTGATTCATATTGTTATTGTGTAGCTTCATGAATGCCCTGGGATATAACAACTATGAAAAATATGATTCTTTGCCTGGCGGTAGCGGTATTGCTCTCCGGTTGCGCTGGCGTTATTGAGAAGCAGCAACCTGTATGCACCGGAACAGCCCTGGTTGGCGGACAGGAAAGCAGCGTCCAGATCTACGGAGTCCGCAAGCAAAATAATCAGACGCAGTACCGCGCCGGTTATCCCTTTAACTGGTCATGGGTGAGCGCCAACACGTTCACCAGCACCACCTGCCACTAACCCATTCAGTTTTGAACAAACCCCGCTCCGGCGGGGTTTTTTTTATTGCCTGGAGAAAATATGCTTTATAACACTGGCACCATCGCCATTAACGGAAATACAGCCACCGGCACCGGCACGAACTGGACGGCACCGGCCAGCCAGATTCGGGTTGGCCAGACGTTGTTTGTTCTTTTTAACCCGGTACAGATGTTTCAGATCACGGCCATCAACAGTGCGACGTCACTGACGGTTTCACCCGCAGCGTCTCCGGCGCTCAGCGGCCAGAAGTACGGCATTCTTGTTACTGATAGTCTCTCGGTCGATGGCCTGGCGCAGAGCATGTCTCAGCTCATCAACGAGTATGACGAGAACATCGGCGCGTGGGAGACGTTCGCCACCACCTCAGCAAACCAGAACATCACCGTTACCATCAACGGCACTCGTGTAACTATTCCGGCGATCGGTAAGCTGGCGCAGAAGGGGAGTAATGGAGCTATCCCGATTGGGCAGGGCGGGACCGGGGCAACGAATGTCGCTGACGCTCGCACAAACCTCGGT